TGCCAGTTAATACAACTGGAAGTGATAATACTGTTGTTGGTGTTGGAGCTTTACAAGCTAATACGACAGCAAGTAATAATACTGCTATTGGAAAAGTAGCTTTAGCAGCAAACACAACTGGAACAAATAATGTTGCGGTGGGTGCTAATGCTTTAGATGCTAATACTACAGCATCTTTAAACACTGCTATAGGTAGTTCTGCTTTAGGTTCAAACACAAATGGAGGTTCAAACACAGCCGTTGGAGCTCAAGCTTTACTAGCAAACACTACAGGTTATTTTAATGCTGCACTTGGTATGGATGCTTTAGGAGCTAATACAACTGGACATTCAAACACAGCAGTAGGTAAAGACGTTTTAGACGCGAACACTACAGGTTATTATAATTCTGCATTTGGTATAAATGCTTTAGGAGCCAACACAACAGGAGCCAATAACGTTGCTGTTGGTAGAGAGTCATTAGCAGCAAACACAACTGGAACGCAGAACACAGCTATAGGTGGTGATGCTTTAAATAATAATACTACTGCAAGTAATAACACTGCTGTTGGTAAAAATGCATTACTAGCAAACACAACTGGATCATTTAACACAGCAGTAGGTTCAACCTCATTAGACGCTAATACAACAGGAGCGAAAAACGTAGCTTTAGGTCAGAACTCATTAAGTTCAAACACTTCAGGGTCTTTTAATACTGCTACAGGAAGAAGTGCTTTGGCTGCAAACACAACAGCAGATAATAACACAGCAGTGGGTAACGCAGCTTTGCAAGCAAACACAACTGGAACTCAGAACACAGCCTTGGGTGCTGAAGCTTTAGATGCTACTACGACAGGTTCATATAATGATGCTCTTGGATATAATGCTTTAGGAGTTAATACAGAAGGTGAAAGAAACACTTCAGTCGGTAATTCCTCTTTAGATGCAAATACTACAGGAGATAAAAACGTTGCCGTAGGTATGGGAGCTTTAGGAGGTAATACAACTGCTTCTAATAACACTGCGGTTGGTTACCAAGCTTTAGTAGCAAACACAACTGCTTCAGGAAATTCTGCCTTTGGTAATCAAGCATTACAAGCTAATACAACTGGAACAGGTAATATTGGTGTAGGTAAGAATAGCTTACTTGTAAACACAACTGGAACCTCAAACGTAGCTGTTGGGCAAAATAGTCTTGATGCCAATACTACGGCATCTAATAATACAGCGGTAGGAAATGAAGCATTAGGAGCAAACACCACTGGAACAAATAACGTAGCTGTTGGATCTCAAGCGTTAGATGCAAGCACAACTGCTAGTAATAATACTGCTGTTGGACATAATACACTTGGAGCAACCACTACTGGAGCACAAAACACCTCGATGGGTACTTACAGTCTCCAATCTAATACTACTGGTGATGATAACACAGCTCTTGGATATGCAACATTAAGTCTTAACACAACAGGAAGTCACAACGTTGCTGTTGGTAGACATGCTTTAAATGCAAACACAACGGCTAGTTATAATACAGGTGTTGGAAGAAGTGCTTTATTGCAAAACTCCACTGGAGCACAGAACACTGCTGTTGGAGCTAGTAGTTTGGATGGTAATACTACAGGCTACGAAAACACAGCACTTGGATATAATAGTTTAACTACAAACATATCTGGTTATGTAAATACAGCAATAGGTAGAGCAGCTTTAGCAAGTAACACTACAGGTAACTCAAACGTTGCGGTAGGAAAAGATGCTTTATATTACAACACTACAGCCGATAATAATACTGCCGTTGGAACAAACTCCTTACAGGCAAACACAACTGGAGTAAACAACGTTGGTATTGGTATGACTGCTGCTGATGCTAATACTACAGGCTCTAATAACACAGCAGTCGGAACAAGTGCTTTTACTACTAACACTACAGGAAGTAATAACACTGCTATCGGACTTCAAGCTTTGTTTGGTAATACGACTGCTAGTAACAATACTGCGTTAGGTGTGAACGCAATGGTAGCAAACACAATTGGATCTCAACATGTTGCTATCGGTAGTCATGCATTACAAAAAACTACGACTGCAAGTAATAATGTGGCGATTGGTTATCTTTCTGCTGAAGAAACTACCACTGGTTTTTCTAATATTGCTATAGGTTCTCAGGCACTACAAGAAAACACAGCAGCGTATGGAAACGTGGCTATAGGTTTTCAATCTATGATGGACGGCAATACTGAGAATTTTAATACTGCTGTTGGATACCATTCACTGAAGGCTAATACTTCTGGAGCTAACAACGTAGCTTTAGGTTCTGAAGCTTTAGATGCAAACACTACAGGTGGTTCTAATGTTGCACTTGGAAGAAGTGCATTAGGAGTAAACACAACTGGAGGAGCTAATACTGCCATCGGAACTCAAGCGTTAGATGCTAATACTACAGCTTCTAACAACACTGCTGTTGGTTTTACATGTTTAGGTGTAAACACTACTGGTACTCAAAACGTTGGAGTAGGTGCTTATACGTTTGAAGATAATACAACTGGCGGTCAAAATACAGGATTAGGATATTTTGCTCTTGGTAATAACACTACAGCTTCAAATAATACCGCAGTTGGATATGGTTCTTTATCAAGTAACACTGAAGGATATAAAAACGCAGGAGTTGGACATAATGCTTGTATAAATGTCACAACAGGTTATCAAAATACAGGTTGTGGAGAATCAGCAGGTACTAGAATTACAACAGGATTTAGAAATACTTGTTTAGGTTCTAATGCTGGAGCTTCTACTGGTCAAACAAGTGTTAACTGCACATTAGTTGGATACAATGCTCAAAACTCTGCTGATGATGCAATGAATCAAATTACTTTAGGTGATGGCAATATAACAAATTTACGTTGTGCAGATACTTCAATCAGTTCTTTATCCGATAGAAGAGATAAAACCGATATTGTTGATCTTGCAGTAGGTCTAGACTTTATAAATAGTCTTTTACCTCGTCAGTTTAAATGGCAAACTAGAGAAGGTTCAGTTAAAGACGGCACTGTAAGAGCTGGTTTTATTGCTCAAGAATTACAAGAAGCACAATCTGGTTCAGAATACTTAGATTTAGTTATGGATGAAAATCCTGAAAAGCTAGAAGCTAAACAAGGTAAATTAATTCCTGTATTAGTAAAAGCTATACAAGAACTATCAACAAAAGTCGCAGCACTTGAAGCTGTACATTAAACAATTATTTATTTTTTAAAAAACAATGGAAGAACTAACAAGCACAGAAATCGCAGCGATCTTTGCTGCTGCCGGTGATAGCGTTACTGTAATAGGTATCGCTAAAACTGATCAAGAAACAACAGATGAATACAAAGAAAAAATCAAGCGTAATGTAGAGCATCTTGAAATAATCAAAGGCTACAAGAAGTTAGATGAAACCACATCTATCTGGACATCAGAATCATTTACTGGAATAGATGCAGCAGTGGTAGCTGGTAAAAAACTTTATTAATAAATGGAAATACCCAGCATAGTAATTCCACCAGTACAGGATATAAAAACAATATCTATACCATTACCTACTGCTGATGTACCGAGTTATGTACCTCTGGTTGTACCTCCAAGTGATTTACAAGAACCAGAAGGTACAAAGCCGGTAAAAACTGCTGAACCTCCAGCACCTACATTACCACCTCCCTTTCCACCTTACAAACTACCTACAGGTGATGTATTAGTTCCTACAGCTATAGCAGCCGTAACAGCTGTTGCAGCTACAACTATAACTCAACCTATTATTGAAAAACTGAGGAAAAAGATACAGAAGTTTTTACAAGATAAAATAAAGAAATGGAAACAAAACCGCCAGAAAAAAAAGGAATCTTTACCAAGCTCAAAGAAAACATAGATGACCATGATGAGCAGATGCAAGTACTAGGTGCAGCAGTGCGTCTAGGTGTTGTAATCTGGTCAGGGTTTATTATTACCCTAAGTTATGTTGAGCTGCCTATGATTAAAAAGTCAGCTACAGCAGGCGATATCACTTTCGTCGCTTCGATTTTTACTGGTGCACTAGCCACGTTTGGCTTGTCTACTGGTAATGGTAAAAAAGACAAAGAACAAAAACCAAAGACATGAAGAAATGGATTCTTCTCTTAGCATTGTTGTCACCCGCAATCGCAAGAGCAAACACAGTGACCCCACAATTTACTACAGGGTCAATGAACTCAACGACAACAACAACTCAAACAGTACAAGAAGTAAAACAGACACAAGTATTTGGATCAGAAATAAACACTTGGTCTGGAACAAATGTAACTCCTTCTGGAGACATTGCAGACTCAGCTACAACTTTCTCTGTAACAGATGCTACAGCGGACTGGACTTTAGAAGTCACATCAAGAGCAGCAGGGCTAGTAGAACAAATAGATGCAACAACAGATTGGACTATAAATACTACTACTACCTCCTTATCAGTCTTCTCTCAATAAGTCCTGTCTTAGCTGGCGAAGGAGATGTAAATAACTCATCAAATCCTGTAGCAGCAGCTACGGGTAATGTCACAAATCAAGCTGTACAATTCCAAAATAATGGTGCAGCATCTCGTCAAACGTACGGTCCAAGCATATCATGCAATGGATCTACGATGACATTTAGCCCATTCTATATGGGTAATCATGCAAATCCTTATTCTGAAAAAGAAGATATGGATGGGCTACATCCTTCTAGTTATCAACTCAACGAGAACTGGGGGTTTCAAGTTAACTTTATGGTTCCTCTAGATAAACGTGGTCTTGAGCAATGCAGACGTATTGCAAAGCGTCAAGAGGAAAAGATGCAATTAGATTACGAACTTGTACGAGCACTTAAATGTGCAGAGCTACAACAGAAAGGTTTTACCATAAGACCACAGACACGAGTATCATTCTTGTGTCAGGACATTGTACCTATACAATCATTACTACCACCTAAACCAAAAGAAAAGAAATTTAAACTATTCTAATGAGTACACTATCAAAAATTATAGCAGACAGAGAAGCTGCTGCTGTTAAAGCAGAAGAAGCTGCCAAGAAAAAGAAAAAAGCAGCTGCCAAGAAAACCACTAAACCCACCGAATCATGATTACATTAGTAAAACCAATTCTATTTGCCTTTATTAAAACTAAAGCAGTTAAAGAACTGATAGTCAAGTTATTAGAGGCATATGCAAAATCAACAGATAATACTGTAGACGACAAGCT